CGGTTCAGGCGTCTGTAGTCTCGCGGGAGTGGTGGGGATAGGGGTTGGGTGCCAAGCGGGGGTTTGGAGAGATTGTAGCTCTGTTCTTGCAATCTGCGGGGGGTTGTGATCTGGGCGGGTTACTCCGGGACTACTCCGGGACTACTCCGGGAGTTGGGCGTAGCTGTGGCTGGTTTGGCGATAGCGCCTGTTTTGCCTGGTGCTGGCGTATAGCCTGGGCAGTGTTTCCCAGATCTCAGGCATTTCCTGGCGATCCCCTTGTGAAAAAAGTACCGGTGGCGGGCGAAAAAGTGCTTGACTGTGATGTCCTGCGGTGTTAGTGTATGTGGCAATGGATGTCCTGCGGGGGGACAAAGAAATGACGGAGGGGAAGGTTGGCAGCTTACTACAACGAGTTCGACGCCTATGCCGCCGAGTGGCTGCGCAACCTGATCGCGGCGGGGCATATCGCGCCTGGCGACGTGGACGAGAGGAGCATTGAGGATGTCCGAGGAGACGACCTGCGGGGATACACACAGGTGCATCTGTTCGCAGGAATTGGGGGATGGAGCCTCGCCCTGCGAATGGCAGGCTGGGGAGATGACAGGCCAGTGTGGAGCGGATCTTGTCCTTGCCAGCCGTTTTCCGTTGCCGGCAAAGGAGCCGGTGCAGATGACCCTCGGCACCTGTGGCCTCACATGCGACGACTGGTTGCAGAGTGCCGACCACCAGTCGTCTTCGGAGAACAAGTCGCCAGCGCCGCAGTTGTCGGAAAGGCTGGGGGCAAGGCTGATGGAGCGGCTGGCCCGGTATGGCTCGATGGAATATTCGCTGACCTGGAAGCGGCGGGTTACGCCTGCGGGGCGGTTGTACTACCAGCAGCGGGCGTCGGCGCGCCGCATATCAGACAGAGACTGTGGTGGTGTGCAGAGCGGCTGGCTGACCCCGCAGGCGCAGGTGGGGCCTCACGGGTACAGGCCAGCGGGACCGAACGGGCAACTGGACCTGGACAGGCAGGTGCTCGTGGCGGTCTGGCCGACGCCCGATGCGAATGCGTTCGAGGCAAAAGACCTGACCAGGCTTCAGGAGAGGCGCGAGGAGTGCAAGGAGCGGACGGGCAACGGGAACGGCTTCGGCTTGACGCTGGGACAGGCCGCGCCACTGCTGACCTCGGGCTGGCCGACCGCGCGTGCGGAGGACAGCGAGAGCACGGGGGCGCACCGGGGCAGCCCGGACACGCTGACCAGCGCGGCGCAAGTGAGCGGCTGGCCGACGCCGAAGACGCCGACCGGGGGCGCGGAGAGTGCCGAGCGGAAGCAGGAACTTGGCAGGACGGACAGCGGCGGCGGGGACCTGCAAGCGGCGGCGACGCTGGCGGGCTGGTGTACCCCGAACGCGATGGACGGGGGTCAGACCAGCAGGGGCGGGGACCGGATCGGGGAGCCGCTACTCGCGGGGCAGGCGCAGGCTGCGGGATGGGCGACGCCGCAGACAATGGACGTGATGGAGAGCTACAACCTGAAAGCGCGCAAGACCAAGGGCGGATGTGTTTCGCTCAAGGACCAGATGCACATAGTCACTGGGGCTCAACCTGGCTCGCCTGCTCAGACGGGACCGCGCGGCGTGTTGTCGCAGGCGTTCCCCCGTTGGCTCATGGGCTACCCAGAAGAGTGGACGAACTGCGCTCCAGGCTGGAGCGAATGGGAGTTGTGCCAGACGGCGATGTCGGAGCCATCCTGAAAGCGGCGCGTCGCTGCCGAAAGGGTGTGCTCAAGGGGATGGGCAATGCGATTGTTCCCCAAGTCGCCTCCGAGTTCATCAGGGCGTACATGGACACGACAGAGGAGGGACCTGAGTGACCGACCGGGAGCGTGCGATGGCGGAGATGTACCTGTCAGGGCGGCCATTGCGGGAGGTGGGGGAGGCGTTTGGGGTGAACCGGCTGCTGCGGTGCCCACGCTATGCCGGGCCGGAGACGGAGGCGGCATGAGCGCAGCGGACCTTGTTCCCATATTCGACCCGGAGGAGTACAAAGCCCCGTTCCCGTACATGGGCGGCAAGTCCCGCGTGGCGGCGGAGGTTTGGGCGCGGTTCGGCGACGTGCAGAACTATGTTGAGCCGTTCTTCGGGTCTGGCGCGGTGTTGTTCAAGCGCCCGGAGGAGCATGACTGGCGGGAGCGCGTGGAGACCGTCAACGACGCGGATGGTATGGTGGCGAACTTCTGGCGGGCGCTAAAGGCGGACCCGGAGGCCGTGGCGGAGGCGGCGGACTGGCCTGTGAGCGAGTGCGACCTGCACGCGCGGCATGCCTGGCTGAAGGGGAAGCGGGAGAGTATCACAGCGCGTCTGGAGGGAGACCCGGACTGGTACGACGCGAAAGTGGCGGGATGGTGGGTCTGGGCGACCTGCCTGTGGATTGGAGGCCCGCTGTTCGCCGACGGCCCGTGGGTGGTGATTGACGGGGAGCTTGTGCGCATGCCGCGCGAGCGTAGGGTGAAGCGCCAACTCCCGGACCTGGGGAACGCCGGAAGGGGCATCGAACGCAAACTCCCGCACCTGGGGGACGCCGGGATAGGCATCCACCGCAAACGCCCGCACCTGGGGGACGCCGGAAGGGGCGAGTGCGAACAGTGGTCTGAGCACCTGCGCACCTATATGATGCAACTCGCCGACAGGCTGCGCCGCGTCCGCGTCTGTTGCGGGGACTGGGCGCGCGTGATGGGAACTGCCCCAACGCTCCACGTGGGCAACCCTACCGGCATATTCCTTGACCCACCCTATTCCCAAAAGGAACGTGACCCGCGTTGCTACAGGATGGATAGGCTAGGCCTCGCGGAAGAATGCCGCGAGTGGTGCCTGGAACATGGTGACGACCCGCGCCTGCGCATCGCCCTTTGCGGGTACGCCGGCGAGGGGCACGAGCCATTGGAGGCCGCCGGGTGGTCGGTACTCGCCTGGAAAACGCACGGCGGATATTCCAACCAGAGGAAGACAGGCACAAACGACAACAAGTACCGGGAGCGCATCTGGTTTTCGCCGCACTGCATCAACGCCAAAGCGGACGTGCCACACCAGCCGACACTTCAGGAGGTCGCACCATGAGCACAATTTTCGACGACCCTGCCGTGCAGAAGGCGGTCGCCAGCATCATCGTCATCGGCCTCGGCGTACTCGGTGAGTACCTGCGGCGCCTCGTCGCGGTGAAAACCGCCGCGATCCAAGACGACCGAATCCGCGCCATCGTGGACGACCTGGTAGCCGCCGCCGAGAAGCAGTTCGGCGAGGGCGCGGGGGCGCAAAAGCTGGAATACGTGCTTGCCCAGGCCGCCGCCCGCAAGCTGAACATCCCGCGTGAGACCGTGGAGGCAGCGGTCTACCACGTCACCAACTGAGGGAGGCAATGCCGTGAGATACCCTGACCCGTTCGTGGATGTGCACCGCAAGCGCACCGCCGCGATTGTGATGATCATCGCCTGCATCGTGTTAATGGCGCTCATCTACGCGGTGACGCCCGCCGACGCGGACCCCGGCGATCTGGAGGCGCGCGGGTACATCCCGCTTGCCCCGGACCCGGCGCTTGAAATCGGCGGCGGCTTGGCGATCCAGGTGGCGGAGATTGACCCGACATGGCCCTTTGTCGGGCCGCTATTTCCAGGGCACGGGCTGTTCGTGGACGTGCTCTACCTCGGTGGCCAGGGCCACCTCGGGGTGAGCGGCAGCGTCAAGCCGATGGACCGCGACAATGGCCTGCGCGTGTTCGGGAGCGCCTGGTGGGAGGGTGACGCGAAGTGGACCTGCGGGCTCAGTCAGGTGGTGAGCACGTGGTGAGCACACCAACACTGACCTGCGCGAAGTGCTTCAACCGGCAGAGGGAAGTCCGCCTGCTCGGAACTTGGGTGCGCAACCGTTGCGGGGTCACCGGGAGCTTTGTGGAGCTTGACGACGCCTGCACCGCCCCGGTGGAGTTGCTGTACAAGCAGCGCTCGCAGATTGCGCGGGAGATCATCCGCCGCACGGAGGTGGCGCAGGGATGAGCCACTGGTGGACGGACATCAAGTTCGGCAACTCGAAGATTGAGCAGGTCACGCTCCCGGAACTCTGGCGCATTCTGGACGCGGCACCGGCGAAGCGCCAGCGGAACGAGATCATCCTGCATCACACTTGGAGCCCGACCGCAGGCCAGTACAAAGGCCGCCCCACGTGGGCAGCGATTGACGGCTACCACGAGAAGACGCGCGGATGGTCGGACATCGGCTACCACATCGGCGTCGCCCCGGATGGCAGCATCTGGCTGCTGCGCCCGATCCAGGCGTCGGGTGCCCACTGCGTGAACCATAACTCCTACGGTATCGGCGTGGTCATGCTCGGCAACTACGACAAGGGCAAGGACAATCCGGCGAAGGTCCTACCCGTGGCCGCCGACGTATGCGCGGCCCTCTGCAAGCGGTTCGACATCCCGGTCGCCAAGATCTTCGGGCACCGGGACTTCGCGAACAAGTCCTGCCCAGGGACCGCCATCGACATGGGCGCGTTCCGCAAGAGCGTGGCCGGAGGCAGCGCGCCGAAGCCCGCGCCCGCGACAACGAACGCATGGCGCTTCAAGTGTTGGGTGCAGGATGGCGAGGTCAAGGGCGAGGGCATCGCTACTACATGGTGGGACAGCACCACGAGGACGGGCATCCCAGCCGATAAGCCCGGACTGATTGCCTGCAGCATCCCCCGTGGCAAGTGCCCTGCGACCGCAGGCAGCCCGTTCGCGGAGTATGACATCCCGGACTTCGCGATTGTGCGCGTCTGGTATGCGAAGACTAACAAGACCATCGAGTGCCCGATCATTGACGAAGGCCCCGGGTTCAGCGCGACCGCAGGCACTGGCAAGCCCGGTTCCGCGATGATCGACCTGACCCGCGCGGCGAAGCAGGCCCTCGGGTTCGCCACCGACATGACCAACGATACGGTCACCATCCGCATCCTGCGCGACAGCGCGGCGGCTGGCAGGCTCATGGTGAAGGGAGCGGGCAAGTGAGCAAGCCCATCCCCAGCGCCCGCGCCGCCATCAAAGCCAAGTGCCTGCAGTGCCTCGACGCAGAGACAGGGCGCGGTGCGTTCGACTGCATTGGCAGGAGTTGCCCACTCTACCCGGCGATGCCGTTTCGGGGGAGGAAACTCGCGGACCAGACCGAGGACCCTGTTTTCGACGCGAAGATCAAGGAACTCGCGGCGGAGATCCCGCGCCGGCAGCCGTCACGGACATTAGTGCGCAAGATGTGCGCAGCGTGCAATCCAGACCGGGAGCACTGCACATCGCAGACCTGCCCACTGCTTTCATTGACGCAGTTTCAGCCTGGGGGCCAGCCGAGGCGCTCGAGGACAGAGAAGCAGCGGGAGGCTGACATCAGGGCTGCATCCAGGCTTCGCTCGCAGGCAAGCGCAGACGCGGTGTAGGTGGCTGTGGCAGCGATTGGGAAGTGCTGACGTGGTACTGGGCGGAAGCGGTACACGGCGCGATTGTGGGCACCAGAACGGCACGGTAGAACACGAACAGGCGCGCAAGAGCGCCGGAGGGAGGGCGGCATGATGGCGAAGGAAGCGAAGCGCGGGAATGTGGCAACTGGTCGTGATGACGTCACGGCGGCGTACACAGATTTTGAGCCCAAGGGCTGTACGTGGTGCGTGTCGGCACATATGGGTTTTGGGGAAGCATGGATGGCTGGCAGCGCTTGCAGCAGATCGGCCGCAATCGCGCAGTGCCATCGGTACATCCCGGTGGTATCCGCGATGGTGGACGCCGGGCGCGCGGCGCTGGCGGAACAGGAGCAAGCGAAATGACAACACGGCTGGTCGCCGCTTTGGAACTGGCGTGCAAGGACTTGTCGGATGAGTACATGGGTGGGTGCCCGGTAGCAGTGCGCACGACATGCCCGGCGCATTGTGCGGATCTGCAGGACGGTCCTGCCGATGCGCTGAAAGCGGAATGCGCGAAGCACCTGGACGGTGGTTCGCCCTGGCGCTGCTGGGCGGTTTGGTACCGCGAATGCGCGGCAGAAGAACAAGCAGTTGGGAGGGGTGTACGAGTGACCGACGCTATCTGCCAGGTCTGCGGTGCCACGCTGACGGACGCCGAACGCGACGCCGGGGACGCCTGCGCCGATTGCAGCGCAGAGCCGCCGCGCGAGGTGGTCATCGTGATACCGGGAGAGGCGAAGACGGAGCGCAAGCGCCAGAGGTTTGTCCCAGGGCGCGGTAATTGCGGGAAGCGCGTAGATTTGCCGGACCGAGCGGCGTGGAAAGCGCGGGTTTCCGAGCGGGCCTTTGCCATCTGCCGGGAACCGTTTCGCGGGCCATTGTTCTGCGAGATTGAGTTGCGTCGCGTCAAACCAGCAAGCTATCCGAAGCGCGCGACGAAAACGAACCCATGGCCTAATGCGTGGTGGAAGAAACCGGACGTTGACAACTACGTGAAGCTGCTTTTCGACGCGCTAACCGGGATTGTTTGGCTGGATGACGCTCAGGTGACTGATCTCCACGTCAGCAAGCGGTTCGGAGAGCGGGACGAGGTTATCGTGACAATCCGAGAGGCACGGGAGGAAGCGGCATGAGAAGATGCCCGTCGTGCGGATGTCTGACGCTGGACGAGGTGCGCGACCGCGACAGGTGGGAATGCACGCGCAACGTGTCCTGCGGCTACGTGGAGCCGTTCGTGGGCGCGAAAGACGCGCGCATCGCGGAGCTTGAGGCGCAGGTGGCGCGGGTGCGAGCGGCGATGGACGGGTTTGAGTATGACATGGACTGCGGCCGCGGCATATACCGCCAGGCGAGTGCGTTGGAGCTGCGGGACGCCATCCGCGCTGCGCTGGAGGCGAGCACCCATGAGTGAGCACCCGGTACTCGCGCGCCTCTGCGAAGCGGTCGGGATGCAGTATGCGAACTGGGTGGTTTCGACTGACCCGTTTGAATGCCCGCAGCCGCCCGCCTATCTGCGCAAGCCGAACCGCACCCGCTGGCGCGGCATCATCCGCGCGGCGCTCGGCAAGCGCGCCTGCGGCTGGCGGTATCGCGTCGAACTGGACAACTGGCCGCGCGCGCATATCGGTGACATACGCAGAGACCAGTTGTGGTTCGCGCGGTTCTGGGATTTGCACCGTGGCGGCATGGATATTTGCGCTGCCGCGAGGCAGGCCAACGAAGAGGAAGCCGAGACCCGCTGGGCGCGCGAAGACGCGGCGGCGGCCATGCGGGTGCCGACCGTACCGTGGGCGCAGGTCAAGCGCGAACTCGGGCTGGGAGAGGCCGCACCCGCCACTGGCGGTCAATCTGCCGCATCATGCGGCGCGAAGGAGGGAAGGTCCACCGACGTTGCTTCACGGTGATGCAGGGTGTTGACAGTCGCGAGTAGTAGGGACAGGTGGGCGGGGGTAGTAGCCCGCCCCCAAATCAGACAGCAACGGGCGATGGCCCGATCAGATACAGGGGAGAACGCAATGCCAGGGAAGCCGCTATATGGGTCGCGAGACATATCAGCACTGTTTGACGCAGAGACGCGCGAAGCGTCTGCAGAAGTCTTCGAGCACGAAGACGCCAGCATTTCGACCCTCGCCAAGTCTGTCTGCGCGGAAGCGGCCGCCGCACTCTTGGCAGACCCAGACGCATTCCCATCCGGCGCCGCCTACCATATCGCAGAGGTCGCATTGCGCCTCGGGATTGGACTTGGCGAGTACAAAGGCGTCGCGGACGCCACCGCTTACAACCCCAACTGAAGGAGACGCAGGACATGATCAACCAGGTCACTCTCGGAGGATACCTCGTCTCAACACCGGCTATCAGCACGTCGAAGGCCGGCAACTCCTGGTGCGAGTTCGGCATCGACACCAAGGACAAGGGCAGAGACGGCGAACAGAAGGACAACATCGTCACGATGACCGCGTTCAAAGCGAACGCGGACCTCCTCGCCACGCTCCCGGGCGGCACCTACGTCATCGTCACCGGGAAGCTCGTGTCGGACACGTTTACCACGGACGGCAAGACCACCAGCAAGCTCAAGGTCATCGCCTTCTCCGTCGAGCCCATGTACTTCGAGTACCCCACCACGGACTACCCCGCGCAAGGAGCCGCGACCGATGAAGATACCGACCCGTTCCAGGACCAGTGACGGTGAGAAGCAGCGGTCCATCCCGTACTGCCTGAACTTCTGCAAGGGCTGCTTCAACGAAATCCCGATTGCCGACGGCTCCCCTGCGTACCGGGAGAACCAGCGCATCCACAGGGTTCTCTGCGACACCTGCGCCGGGAAGATCCGGGACGCGAAGATTGCTGACCTTACAGAAGACGGCTGGTTCACCCCGGCCGGCCTGATCAACGAAGTCAAGCGCGTCCAGTACAGGCGGCGCAAGAGGGAGGAAGCGCGTGGAGAGCATCGAGCCGCGTAAGCGTGGGTACTCCGCCGAGAAGAAGGAACTCGCGAGGCTCATGTACATCAGCTACGCATTCCCGCAGGACAGTTACCTCGCCGCCCACCTCGGGATCTCCCCGGCAACATTGCGGACCTGGAAGAAGAATGCGGCAGATGCCGGCGACGACTGGGACATCGAGCGCGAGCGCCTGACGCATGGCGAGTATCTCGGCCCTCAGTGGGATACCAGCGCCAGTGTGCGGCGGGCGATGGTGCAGTTGCAGGCGGCGGACGCCATCCGGCGCGTCTGTGAAGATTCCATCGCAGAGAAGCAGTTGTTCTTCAAGGCCCCGAAGACCCTGAAGGAAGGCGAGATGATCGAGGTCGATGCCCTCTACACGAAAGAGGGCCGCAAGCAGATCATCAGCGGCATCAAGCCATCCGACTTCCGTGAACTCACCGGCGCCCTGGACACGGCATCGAAGATCGAGGAGCGCGCTCGTGCCGTCCTGGACAACCAGCAGGAGATCGAGCAGCGCGTGTCGTCGGAGGTCATGCGTGCGGTCCTGGAGGTCATCCAGATACTCGAAGTGTCCCCGGAGCAGACCGGCGCGATCATCGCGAAACTGTTCCCAGAGGCCGGCGACGCGCAGCAGCAGTTGGCAGCGGCGCCTGATGGTGTTGAGGAAGGCGAGCAGGCGTAGGACAGCGAGGAAGAATGGGACGGGGAACAAAGCCAGTAACCGAGGACATCAGCGACGCCCGCCTGTACACCGGGCACCTTGAGCGATCTTCGCTTGAGTACATTCACGACAACCCCGGGTGCTGCGCGAAGCATATCTGCGATTACGTTTCCGAGAAGCACGGCGTCGCCTGGCGCACCGCCCGCCAGTGCATTGACAGCCTTATCGCAAAGAAGCACATCAAGCGCGTTAAGTTGGCGGCCGGCCAAGGCCATGCGAAACCAACCTACCTCACCACTCTCGGCGAAGCAGCCCTCACCGGGACCAGTCTCCGATACGGCGAGTATCTGACCTCCAATGAAATGCGGGACAGGGTGGAAGCCAATAAGACGGAGCCACCCATCCCGCCACCAGAGCGCGTAGTAGAAAAGGTGACGCCAATGGCAGACCCGCTAACCGGCGCAGCGACGAATGGCCTCATGGCGGCACTGCAGCAGCACGCGACGAAGGTAACGCTGGTACGCGACGAAGCGGAGACGGACCCGATCAAGTGGATCCAGGCGGCGAGGCCGAAGATTGAGACGAAGACGCACGGCCTTGTGGTATACGAGCCCACACCGTTCCAGAAGACTATCATCAGGAAGACCGTAGCGAAGCAGAGGTTCATCCTGGAGAAGTCGCGACAGATTGGGGCTTCAACGGCAGTGCAGATAGGCGCCGCGTGGATGGTTTTGTTCGACGTGCCATTCCACGGGCATATCGTCGCGAACAAGGCTGAGGTCGCCGTCCAGCGCATCCTGCGTATCTCAAAGCGTGCCCTTGAGACCTGCATCATGCCCGATGAAATGCGCAAGCGACTGTACACGGGCACAGACAACACGAACGAGATCAAGTTCAGTGGCGCCAAGTCAGACAACTACCTGCGCGCCCACGCTGCCAGCCCTGACGCCGGCCACTCATTCGACGGGAACTGGGTGGTGCTCGAAGAGTTCTCGCGGATGCCTGACGCGGAGCAGATCCAGTCCGGGATGCACGGTATGCTAGACGAAGCCTCCTGCGGCCTCGTCTACGTCAGCACGCACAATGGGTTCGGTACGCTTTTTCACCAACTCTGCGAGAAAGCTGAGAGCGTGGGGCTTGAGCGCATCAAGGCGACCTGGCGGGTTCACCCCGGGCGGGACGAAGCCTGGAAAGAGCGGAAGATTGCGGAGATGGGCGAAGACGAGTTTATGGAGGCCCATGAATGCGCACCCATGCTTCTCGGAGACGCCGCGATTGACTGGCCGAAGCTCGCTCAGATGGCTCGTGTTCACGACTGGATCGGTCCAGTGTACTCAGCCGGCCACAAGTACCTTATCGGCATCGACCAGGCAAGCGGGGGAGAATGCGATACGGTCGCCTGCGTGATAGACGCGACTATCCGGCCTGCCCAGGTCGTCGAACTGAAGACGTTCAAGTCAACGTCCGACGAGCCTGGCACCAGGACGCAGCAGAAGATCGACTTCATCGAGGAACTGCCGTTGATATGGCCCGCGAAGCGAGTCTTCATCGACGCCACCAACGAGGTTGGAACGACCAGCCTTGTCAACGTGCAGGGCAAGGTCTGCGTGAAGATCACCGACAATCGCGGCGCGAACATCAACGAGGGCTACAACCAGCAGGACAGGATGCGGGAACTGAAGATCCCGCGCACCAGACTGGTTGACCACGCGATCACCTGCCTTGAGCGCGGCAAGGTCATTGTTCACCAGGAACACTTCAAACCCCTGTACGAAGCCTTTAAGTCGATCACGAAGGGCCACAGGTACAAGGGGGTCGCCAAGAACATCGGCGGCAAGCACCTGGACGAGTTCGATGCGTTCATTCTGGCGTGCCAAGGGTTGACATACAGTGGCACTTCAGGGGACAATGTACGTCGGGCTACCGGCATTCCAGGGGACAAGTCCTGGCAAGACCTGCGCGAGGAGCGATATTGATGCACCCGATCCTGTATGACGCAGCGTTGGCATTGCACAACGTCACTGGTTTCAGGGCACTCGGCAAGCGCAAGAGACGCCAGGCAGACGATGAGCCACAGAAGCGCCGGCGCCCCGGGAAGGCACTTGGCGTCGGATACCCGGAAAGCGGCCGTGAGATCAGGGCGTCCATAGCCTATGACGACCACGAGGCGCCGCAGGGCGAACTTGGCACCACGGGGCTCAATGCTACCGGCGGTCAGATCATCGACGACTACAACAGCAGTATGCAGAACCTGTCTACGCGCATGGCGCGGTATCAGGAGATGTACAACTCCGACACCGCTATCGGCGCGATGGAGCAGTTGATTGTCCCACCAATCCAATCGGCGAAGTGGGAGATAACCCCGCACCAGGACGACAAGAGCGACGCCGGCAAGTACCTTGCTGAACGGATGCACCGCAACATCATCGAAGGCGAGGGCATGTCGCATTCCTGGCGAGAGCTTCTGGAGCAGGTGCTGGACGCCCCGTTTTTCGGGTTCGCACTCACGGAGACGGTCTGGGACACGCAGACGAATGGGGTTGACGGCCCGCGCACGGTCTTGCGGAAGTTCGCGAGGCGCGAGCGGACAAGCGTACAGCAGTGGGACTTCGACGACGAAGGTGGGCTGAAGGGCTACTGGTTCAGAGGGCAGAGGCCAGATGGCACTTACATCAACCGCCAGTACATCCCGATAGACAGGCTTGTGGTCTGGACGTGGAGAGGAAAGGGCAGGAACCCGGAGGGCATGGGCTGCCTGCGGCGCGCATGGAAAGCCCACCGGTATGAGGAGCAGTTGTCGCACTGGGCGCTGCTGCGCGTGGAGAGAAGCGCGACGGGTCTGTGGGTGGCGCAGCCGACCACGGACGACATCGAAGTGACGGAAGCGGAAGCGACAACTATCCGCGCCGTCCTGAGCAGGATCCGCGCCGGGAATGACGTGGGCATCGTGCTCCCCGGCCCGAACTGGAAGTTGGACCTGACCTGGCCCGGGCCTTCAGACATCCCGTGGGAAAGCATGATTGAGCGGCAGCGCCAGTACAAGCTGCAGTCCATGCTCTGCCACTTCGTCGGGCTTTCTCAGGGCGGCGACAAGGGCAGCTTCGGTCTGAGCAAGGACCATAGCAGCATGTTCATCAGCAGTCTCCGTGCGACGGCCGACTGGGTTGCCGACATCTTCAACCAGTACGTCGTGCCGCGCTGGGTCGCGTATAACCACTCCGGGCGCCCGAGATACATGCCTGTCTTGAGACACGGGCAGATTGGCCTGCGGGACCTCACCCCGTTCGCAAACTACATCCGGGCGCTGATGGACATGAATGTGTTCGTGCCCCCGGACCTGACGAACGTGGTCCTGGAGGAAGCCGGCCTGCCGCCTTTGACTGAAGAGGACGCGCGGATCCGGGCAGAGGCATTCCAGTTGCACTTCTCAAAGAACGTTCCCGGCGTAGCAAGCGCCGTCGATGGACAACAGGACGATCAGGAGGACACGAGCGATGCCGCAACGGAACGTGCGAGATCCACAGACGGGTCCGGCAGTGAGTGAGATCATGCGGACCACGCCGCCACCGCCGCGCCGGATCAGGTTTGAGTACAAGACGGTTTTAGACGGTGAACTGAGCGACGCCGACTTCAACGCACTTGGGGCGCAGGGCTGGCAACTGGTCTGCTTCACGGGCTACGACTTCATCTTCCAGCGTCCTGACGGGTGGGTGGAAGACTGAATGCAGATCGACCCGTGGAGCTACTGGATCGGCGTAGGCAGCGTGTTCGCGGCGCTTGGTGCAGGCATTACGCTGCTCGCCGCAATCGGCGTGGCGACGAAGAGTAGGAAGTAGGGACAAACACGACGGGGGAAGGTATGACAAACAGGATACTCATCGGCGACTGCCGGGAACAACTCGCGACGCTGCCGGAGAAAAGCGTCCACTGCTGCGTGACCAGCCCGCCCTACTGGGCGCTAAGATCGTATTTGGATGCTGACCACCCGGACAAGTGCTATGAACTTGGATGCGAGCCGACGCCGGAGGAGTACGTGGCGAACATGGTGGACGTGTTCCGCGCGGTCTGGCGCGTCCTGAGGGACGACGGGGTGTTGTGGCTGAACTTGGGCGACTCGTTCTGCAGCGGCGGGCGCGAAGGGCACGGAACCCGCGTTGGCCCCAAGCAGCAGACGAACCGTGGAATGTGCGGAGAAAACGACCCGGTGCGCGCCCCACAACCCCCCGGCCTCAAGCCCAAGGACCTCGTAGGCATCCCGTGGTTGGTAGCGAAGGCTCTCCAGCAGCCATACTACAGCGGCCACATCATGCGCGAACGAGATCGCGTTTGGCTTGCGGCAACGATAGAAGCGGAAGGAACCATTTGCGGTTTTACCCATGAACGCAAAGACGGGAAAGGGGTCAGAACAGGCGTCCATATCGCCGTTACGAATACCAGCATGGCGATGCTTGACGAGTGTAACCGCATCTGGCCCACATCCCGCGAAGACCACAACCCGCATGGAAACGGGCATCTCGGGAAGCGCGAGACAAGGCGCTGGATAGCCCACAACGTTACCGAGAAAAAACGCCTGCTACAGGAAATCTACCCGTACTGCATCTCCAAAAGGAAGCAGGTCGTACTGGCCTACAACTTCATGGCAATGAGCGATGACGCAAAAAGGCTTGCGCGTACAGCTCAAAATGAACAGGTTACGAAACGCAGGCATTGGATAGTGCGCGCGCTGTCTAAACTCAACGCAGGGCATGACGTGGACATTCCTACATGGTGCATAGAACCTCCAACATTGTATGAGCCCGGGTGGTATCTGCGCAGTGACATCATCTGGAGCAAGCCGAATCCGATGCCCGAGAGCGTGACGGATAGGCCGACGAAGGCTCACGAGTACCTGTTTCTGCTCGCCAAGTCCGCACGGTACTACTACGACGCGGAGGCGGTCAAAGAACCCTGTCAATCGGGGCCGTCCGACATCCGCAAAATGCAGGAGCAACGGCCCCGTATCGGCGGCCTCACGAAAGACGTTGACGCCCCGCTGAACGCGGCCAACCGGGACACGAACATCGGGCAGAAGCGCGGTGTGGGAGACCCATCTGGCCGCAACCGCCGCTCCGTCTGGACCGTCGCCACCGAGCCGTTCTCCGGCGCGCACTTCGCGACCTTCCCCCGGAAGCTCATCGAGCCCTGCATCCTCGCGGGCACTTCGGCGCGGGGAGCTTGCCCCGCTTGTGGCAAGCAGTGGGAGAGGGTGGTGGAGCGGGAACACGTTGGAGATAACCTCGGGAAACGTGATGACAACCCACGGGCAGGCATACGCGGAAGCGGGCTGGCAAGACCGCCGCAAACAGTTGCGGAGACCCGCACCCTCGGCTTCCGCCCGGCCTGCGACTGCGACGCTGGGGACCCGGTGCCCTGCACCGTCCTAGACCCGTTCCTCGGCAGCGGAACCACCGCCTGCGTCGCCATCGAGCACGGGCGCGCGTGGGTCGGATGCGAACTGAACGCGGAGTACGCGGAGATTGCCGAGCGCCGCATCGCAAAACAGCGCGCCGGGTTGGGCCTGTTCGCTGAAACTGGCCTGCCCGCCGCTTAAGTATCGCGGGGCGTGACGGGTATCGCCCGGGGAGCGGTCGCAATCATGTTCCCCGGGGACCCCGGTTCGACTCCGGGCACGTCCACCATCTCTGGATAACAAGAGGACGAGGGCATGAGCGTGACCGTTGACCTGCGGCTTGGCGACTGCCTGGAGGTCATGCGCGACCTCCCGGACGGCTGCGTGGACGCGGTGATTACGGACCCGCCGTATGGCATCACTCAGCGCGGGGTTTCGCTTGGTGGCGTTGGAGGGGGAGACATCAACCTCGACTTCGGGGCATGGGATGAACACGCCCCGCACTGGTCAGAGTGGATACCGGAGTGCTTGCGCGTGTTATCAAGCGTGGGGGTGTTCGTATCATTCCACGACAGGGCTCAGGTCGGATGTATAGCAAACGCGCTTGAAACGGAGCACGGATGGACAGTGCGCAACATCGGGGCGTACCTGAAGACAAACCCTCCTCCGCAGGTGTACAAGGTCAAGTGGCGCACGGCGTCTGAGTTGTTCGTAGTGGCAACGCGCAACAAGGGAAAGGGCCACCATTTCGCAGCGGACAAACAACAGACCCCGGACTACTTCATGCGCAGCAACTGTTACCCACGGCAACATCCAACGCAGAAGCCAGAAGACCTCATGACGTGGATTGTGCAGTATTGGTCGTGGGAAGCAGATACCGTCCTTGACCCATTCATGGGCAGCGGCACCACGGGTGTGGCCTGCGTCCAGACCGGGCGCAACTTCATCGGCATCGAGATTGACGAGGAATACTTCTCAATCGCAGAACGACGCATCGCGGAGGCCCAGCGCAACTATCAGCCGCAACTCGCGCTTGCGTGACCAGACAATGAACGCGCCTTTCGTTGACATTCATTGTCCTTTATGGTATAAGTGAATCTGCGCTAGGCCCGGTTTCGCGAACCAGGCGACGAAGGGACTTCTCCGCCCTGCGCAAGTGCGGCGCTCGGCCCGCGTGACGGGACAACCAGGAGAAGCGGTCTCGGGAGAAAGACGGCGCCGATACTCAGTGGCCGTCTTTTCGTGTCTTGAAGCAACTCACCGCAATCCCGACCGCGGGCCGGCGCGCACCACATCGACGGAGAGCAGCCCCGGAGAGACTGCCCTGACTGGCGTACCCACACCTCACGGTCATGGGCAACCAAATCCGAAACACCCTCTATCTCAACGCGACCACAGCACCCAGCGAGGAAGACCTCTGCTGGCACCCTCTTGTGTACGTCGGCACCTGGGCCGGAATGCAACAGGAACGCTTCCAGATTACCGCGTCACAGACACGCGAGATGCTGGAGCACTTCGAGGCCGGTATCCCCACGAATATCGGCGTGCCGATCAACGAGATCAACCATAAGCACGTCGATGGCGCCCTTGGCTACGTGCGCAAGGCGCGCCTGGATGCGAACGGCAACTTCTGGGGCGGCATCCAGTGGACCGAGAGAGGCAAGCAGTTCATCGACAGCGGTGAATTCCCGTTCCTCTCCGCAGTATTCGTCCACAATGGCCCCGGCGAAGACCCCTGGCCCACAGCCCACAACTTCATCCGCCGCGTCTCGCTCACCGACGAACCCCTCTTCTACACGCAACCAACCATCGGCGCCGGCGTCATCAGCGCCTCCATGTACAGACCCATCGATGACACACCAGATACACCAAACGGAGGTCAGGTCGCTATGACCCGTGAGGAAGCACGAGCCAAGATCACGGAGGCCCACGGTGAGCTTACCGATGAGCAGTGGGCAGCCGTTACCGAGGGCGTAGCCGAAGACGGCTTCGAGAAGTTCGTCTCGGAATACGCCGGGCACACTTTCGACGCTCCCGCAGACGCGACGCCGGAGGCCCCGGCAGATACCGCTCCCGAGCCTGCCGCAACCGAGCCCCCCGTCATCGACTTCGCCGCGATCCAGGCTGGTATCGCCGCCGCGATTGAGGCTGCGATCAAGCCCCTTGCCGATGCGGTCGGAGCAATGCAGGAGCCGCCCGCCACGGACCCCGCAGTGGATGAGCTTGCAGGGGTCGCGGCCAGTATGCAGGGCCGCCTGGAAGCTGTGGAACGCGAGAATGCGGAGCACAAGCGCAAGGAGTTTGCCGCGGAGATCGCCGCGAGCATGAGCGGCACCGACATGACGGTGGCCGCGAGTGCCGTGGAGCTTCTGACCGCGCTGAAATTCGACCCTTCTCCCGAGACCGCGGACGCCCTGATCGAGCACGTCCGCGCCAACAAGGGCCTGGCGATGCACCCCACCGGCCAGATTGCCGCGAGTATGGGAGCCGCGCCCGCCGAGGGCCAGACGGACGAAGAGTGGTTCGCGGCCCAGCCGCTGCCCAGCTTCTCCAGGGAGAGCATCCGCACCATTTCGGCTCGCAAGGGTATCAGCCTGCGCGCGGCCTTCAACGAGTACATCTACCCGGCCAGCTAGGAGGCTGTCGAGAATGGCGAAGGTTTACGTCTCCGACGTACAGACGCCGAACGAGATCCACGCCATCTGCGGTGAGGCGATCACGCAGGGTGACATGGTGGCAATCGGCTCCGCAGACGGCAAGTTCTACAAGGCGAACGCGATCACTGGCGCGACGCAGCAGGCCCCTTGCGTGGGCATTGCGGAGATCGACGGCGCGAGTGGCGACATGATCAGCGCGAAGCGCGTGGGCCGCGTCGAGGGCGCCGCTGATCTCACCCCCGGCCAGCCCGTGTACCTGGGCGAGACCGACGGCGCAGTGACCGCCACGGAGCCATCGACTTCCGGCGACGTGGTGCAGGTCGTCGGCGTCGCAATCAGCGCCACCTCGTTCCTGCTCAACGTCATCGACGACTACACCACCGTATCCGGTTAGCCCTAACGGGTGAAAGGAGTTTCAGATGGCCAACTACGGCTACCTGACCAGCGACGAAGTCATTGCCCTCCAGACGATCCTGAACCAGGGCGTAGACCGCTACAACCAGGAAGACAGGAACTGGAAGGCACTGTTCTGCAACGACACGACCGACCTGTACGTGAAGGTCATGCAGCGGTCTCAGTCGATGGAGGAAGTCGGCGAAGACACCTCCCTGCCGGCTGTTCAGACCACCGCGTACCAGACGATCACGCTCCCGGACCCGAAGCGGTATGCGCTGCGCAATGGCGTGACTCGTGCTGCCATCGACCAGGGCGTGACAGAGGAGCAGGTGCGGACGGACTACGAGGAAGCGTACCTCGCCGACGGCCGGCTGCTCATCAAGTATTGCACTCGCGCGATGCTTCTGGACGGCGGCTGGTGGGACGCGACCGCGACCCCTCCGACCTGGGCCGAGAACAGCTTCGCAAGTTCCCACGACCACTACGTCGCGGTGAACCAGAAAGGCATCCCGACCCTTGCGAACTTCGTGACTGCCAAGCGGCACATCCAGGAGCACGGGTTCGGCCTGGGCAACAGCATCGCCTGCTTCATGCACGGTGACACGGTTGGCACCATCGAGTCCCTGCCCGAACTGTCCACCGCTCCCGGCCCGATGCCCACGGCGATCATGGACAGCCTGCAGCGCAATGGGCTCACCCCGTTCGCGACGCTTTCCGGCATCAGCATCATCTCGACCGACTGGGTGCCGGAGAACTACGCGATCTTCGTGGACATGGCCCGCAAGCCTCTGCACTGGCGCAACCCGCGCGGCGCGGCTGCGAATGGCGCGCTCCAGGTGTACCGTCCTGATACGTCCGACATGGACTGGGCCGGCAAGCAGAGCATCGTGCGCTGGGCAAGCGCGAAGGTCACGCTCCGCGGCGCAGGTCTCGCGATGTACTTCAGCGGTTCGTCCTGGACCGACCCGACCATCAGCCTGACCGCCTAAGGAGCGCATGATGCCCACACATTGCGCGGCACATTCTGGTTCCGGCTGATACGAGTATCGCCGCCGACAGTGAAAACCACGACTACTCACTGAGTTACGACGAAGGGGTGCCGGTTGGTTCGGCACTCCTCGTCAAACTCGCGTCCACAGGCAGCATCAGCGTTGCCGTCAGCGTGCTCATCAGCCATGACGGTACGAACTGGTACGCCTGCTCCGTGGAGACGCTGGTAGCCGCTGGGACCCGCTCGACGAACGCGGCGAGTATCACGCTGACCGCGAACACCCAGGCTGCAATCCTGCGCACACTCGCGCCGGCGCCGTACCTGAGAGTGCGGCTCAACAATAGCGGCGACGCAGCGGCCGTAATGACGGTGACGCTGCTTGCGCCGCAATAGGAGCGAACACGATGGCCCAGGCAAAGACGGACGAGACTGTCGCCGCTGCGGTAGAGACGAGCGGGACACAGTCGGCTGCGAAGATCATTGCGAAGCGCAGCCAGCGCGACGACGTTGGGTTCACGGATAAGCAGTCGGCGATCCAGTACATCAAGGCCGAGGAACGCCGGATGCGCCGCAAGGAGCACCCGGGATCCGGCAGCGACCCGGACAAGCGCATCGCGGCTTTCTACGGGGCGAAGGCGTACTCCGCCCTTGCGCACCGGCTGAAGCTCACGAAGCCAGAGCAGCTTGAGGCCAGCCCCCTGATCATCGACGAAGAGATGGACAGGATGCGTAAGGCTGACGGCTGGAACGAGATCGCCGAGGCCGAAGCGTACAGCGAGCAGGCCGCGGCTGACGCAGCGAACGCGGCAGAGGACGACTTCGGCGACGAGTAGGAAGTGAGAAGCCGCCCCAGGAGCGCATCGAATGGCGACCATCTACGCCCACTGGCAGGACGCATGGGAGTTTATAGACTCCGAAGCCCATGCTGAGGCGCCGGTGACGGTACTGAACAAGCTCATCGAGGCGGCCGAGGCGGACTTTGAAATCCACCTCGGCCGTTTTTTCACACTGCCTTTCGTAGAGGCGACGCAGCCGCAAAGTTTCGCATTGGCGAAGCGCATTGTGTCGATGCAGGCGGCTGCGGAGTACCTGGAGCGCAACCAGCAGACAGAAGCGCAGAGCACCGACCACATCTGGTATCCAGATAAGCTCCGGCGCAGCATCGAGGAGTACAAGGCGACGTTACGGTCATTGCACCGGCCTACGGATGCCACGAACGCGACTGACCCTGTGATCAGACTTCCGTGGGATGGGCTTACTTCGACCGACAGGCCAGCCGTCTTCGATAACGACCAGGTTTCCCCTGGTAACTCGGACCACTGGTAGGTAGCGATGGGCAGGGCACGCATCCAGAGGAGAGCAATGCGCACCCTCGCCCGCCAGGGTGGGAAGAAGTACCTGCAAACCGTTGTCAAGCAACGGTGCAAGGATTTCACGCCGATCTGGGACGTTGTGGAAGAGATGTTCTTCATCAACGAGCGTGTTGTATTCCGCGATGAGGGCAAAGTGGCTGTTGGAGAGTGGTCTGCCGGCGAAGGCGAAGGCTGGCCTGAGACCGGTGGTAAGAACTACAAGCGATGGAAGCGCAAGTATTACCCCATGCGCAAGACGCTGGAGCTAACCGGTCGCCTGCGTAGGCAAATGGTCGGTGGCAGCGGAGACCATTGGGTCTGGAAGCAGAAGCGCATGTTCCAGTTCGGTAGTAACCTCGCAGCCAAAGACGGCTCTGGCGTGCGGTCGTTCATCAACACCCGCGCAGTTCTCGCTGCCCCGCAGCCGGTGCACTGGTCGAGGGAAGCGCCAAACGACGACATCGGCGGGGCTCACGCCGTAGGCGGCACCTGGCTTGATGGCATTGGTCGCGATGGCAAGGAGCAACTTGGGCTGCGCCGCCAGCGCAACATCCTCATTGTAGACCGGGATGTTGAGGACGAGATCATTGGCCTTATCATAGACCACGCCAGCGACACAGAGGATTTCATTGCCTAAGCGCGTCGTCGCCGATGACAGCGTAGTCATGCAGATTGCGGACCTACTGAAAACGCAACTGCAGAACTACCTGCCTGGCAAGGTCACGGCGTTCCCGAACAGGGCCGTGAAGTGGACGTATATCTCCGAAGAGACCGGCCCGGAGTTCGCGCCCGCAATCGGCATCTTCGCGACCGACGACGGCTACGAGGAAGACTACCACACGATCAGCGGACTCAACCCGAATGGCACTAAGGCCGCCGGTCATAAGCAGTTGAGTTTCGACATCAACGTGCAGATTTGGCTGAAGGGGCCGGACAGAGAGACCCTGGCGAGGACGCTTGAGAAGTGGTCTGAAGGCGTAGTAGCGGTCATCGACGAGAGGTACGACCTCGGCGGGCATAGCGTGCTCGCAGAGGCGAAAAGAAAGCGGCCCCAGGTGCAACTCGGAGGCGACCGCAAGACCGGCTTGTACGCGGTCTCCGAGGTCAATGTGTCAATCATGGCGTGGGTTCAGCAAGGATCAACGCGGCTCATAACGTAGAGGTGACCTCCAATGGCAGTGACGTTTGTTCCCCACAAGGCGTGTCGCGTCGGGTTTGGCCTCCAGAGCGCGAAGGGAACCGCTGAAACCCAACCAAGCGTCGTCTTCCCCGTGAATAACGGGATGGAGCGCGTCTGGAACATGAACCACGAGTTCTTTCAGTACGCGGATGGTGTGTTCAGCGGCGAGACGCACTACTTCAGTTCCGGCAGGTGGCTGAACGTCAAGTGCCGGTTCCCACTCGTGCCCGGGATGCTTCAGTACGACCCGGCGCTTACGTGGTCTGGACCGCATGACGACATCGGCGACATCGGCGACTGGATGTTCGCAAGGACGAAGCTCGCCGACTACCACCAGGGCCTGTGGGCCACGATTTTCGTGGAGACGGGCAGCGGGAATGGCATTGCCTACCCGGACTGCAAGGTCCTGTCTGGAGAAATCGACGTATCACAGCGTCAGTTGGTGTACGTCGATGTGGATGTCTGCGGTATCGGCGCTCCCGTCGCGTGGACCCCGACGGCTGCAGACGGGACGACCGGATGGGCTAGCGACGCGACAACCGTGACACAGAACCCGTACACGTTCAAGGATGCCACCGTGACGCTTGCGGGCGCCGCGGAAGCCAGCATGAGAAGCCTGAAGCTGTCCTTCGACAACATGGTTCGGGACCCTGGCGACGGCGTGGTGCTCGGCTCCCTGTACCCGGCGTACCTCCCGAATGGCGCTCTCGCGCAATGGACCGGGAGCTTCGACCGCGACTTCGTGGACACGGTTGTCAACAATGCCTACGTTGCTGGGACTGAGTTCGCCCTGGTGCTGACCTTGGACGCCGGGACCCCTGCTGCGACGTTCACTTTCCCGCGCACAATCATCACCGAGAATGGCGTCCCGAACGTCCCGGACAGCGGGATCGTGACCCAGGACGGCGTTGGCTTCAAGTGTCTCGGGGCCGCGAACGGCAGCGCGCGGGCGTACACGATTGCAGAAGTCATCGCCTAACACGAGGCAAGGACATGGAACTGCGCACCCAGAGCAAAGTGACCGGGGCCGTCCTGATGGCCGCAGGTTGTTCGCTTGACGCGGCAGTTTTGGACGGAGCAGGGGGCGGTGCGCGTGTGACCTTTGTTCTGCGCGCCCCTTCCGGCAGAGAGAACGAAATGCATGTGCTCAAGACGGCCTGCGTCGGGAGCAGGCCGTTTGACTTTGACGTGAACCTCGGGCAGTACCTCGAACACGAGCGCAAACTGCTGGACATAATCAGAAAGGCCAGGGAAACAGGATGAGTGTCTTCACGCTGACGACGGGCAGGAAGTCTCTCACGATGCGGTTGTCTGACTACATCGAGGAGATCCGCAAGAGCGCAGGCGACGAGAGCCTTGAGATCGGCGAACAGTATTACATCAGTGCCCGGCGCCCGGACACGGACGGCGACAAGCGCATCGAAGAGGCTCAGATGTCCGTGAGCTTCGCAGCCGGCAATAAGGGCGGAACCGTCGCGATCTTCCCGTCGCAGTTGTTCTACGCGAGGTGCATTGCCCAGATCACAGACTTCTGCCTGCCCGCGGCTGAGGACGATGGCGCGGTTGCGGAGACGAGGTACAAGGCCGACAACAAGGGCGACAACCACCCGAACCGCACGGTCTACGAGGCGCTGTATCACAGTCCTCTTCGGGACGTGGTGAGCGCGTGGCTCATTGAGGTCGCCGGCGTGAAGCAGGACGTGGAAGAACTGGGAAACGCGCTGGGGCGATAGCAAGGCACTTTGTCGCGACGGGCGACGTGGACCCTCGCGTCTACATACGCGAGAGAGCGGACGAGCTTGCTGTCGCCGAACAGAAGTCATTGGCGCGGGAGCCGATCACACTGGGGCCTGGAAACCAGGGCGACCGCAAGAAGTTTATGCAGGCTTTGTATGGCAAGGGCGGCATCGCTGAAGAGAAGGCCGCCCTTGTCGCCAAGTACGAGGAAGAACTGGACACCCATGAAGAGCGGATGCTTGGGCAGTTCATGGTGGAGAAGTGGGTGGAGGCGACCTGGATAGCGCGGCTTCAGCAGTTCCCTGACGGACGGCCATACAACCGGCAGACGCGGCTCAATCTGACTATCTGGGGCGTGTTCCTAGAGGCCATCGAAGCACGCCAGATGGCGGTTATGTTCGGCGGCGCCGGGAATGGCGACGCAGGCGAGGCAAAGGTCGAAGTCCCCGTAATGGGAGAGTAGGATGGCAGAGCGCAGGACTGAAATCGTGCTCGACGTGAAGGCCAGGATCGCCCGGGTTGATGTTCCCGACGAGATCGTGGTGCCCATCAAGCTCAACATTACAAACAGGGACGTGCTCGAGGAGATACGCGGCGCCAGTGGTGGAGGGGGGGGCGGCGGAACTGGTGGCGGNNGGCGCTGCATCCGGCGGCGCAATCGGCATACTCGGCAGCCTACTCAGTGGTGGCGTAGGAGGCGTCCTCGGGCGCATGGGTCCTATGGTTGGGCGCATTGCCGGGCAGTTCGGAGCGCTGGCTGGAGCAGCGGGTATTCTCGTGGTTGCGATACTCGCTGTGAACAAGGCCCTCCAATGGGCGCTTGCCGCGTGGAAAGCGTTTGGGGCACTGCTCAAAGCGATCATCGACATCTTCAGCAGCGTCATCCGCGTCCTT